ATTACGTCTGAGTTTGCAATTAACTCAGCCAATCGTATTTACAATGGCCTTTATTTTCTTGATAGCGGCACTTCGGGGTCAGCCGGAATTGGATTCTCTTATGACGGGACTGGCTACAAGCTGCACATTGGGACAGCATCATCTATTTCATCTGGTATTTCTACCGCGCTAACGGTAGACAGATCACAGCGAGTAGGGATTGGCACTACTTCGCCTCAAGCTCCTCTCCATGTGTCGCCTGCAAGCGGCGATGGTTACATCAACGTCACAAGTGTTACCAGCTCGTCGTCAGTTATTTTTAACGATTCAGGAACTGGTGGCAACTATCCAAAAGTTGGTTCAGAAGGAACTCGTTTGGTGTTGCGTGGCGGTTCCGTGTCTAACGCCGCCTACATCGACAGCTCGGGACGCCTCTTAGTTGGCACGTCTACAAGCACTAATAATGTACGACTTGGCGAAAAACTCGCTGTTGTAACCACGGGCGGATCCGATTACGGCGGCGCCAGCCTTACGACATACGCAGGATCTACGGCTGCTCTGTCTCCGCTTCTGGAGTTTCAGAGATCAAGGGGCACGACCGATGGAAGCATGTCTGCCGTAGGCAACGGCGACAGTTTAGGTCAAATTATTTTCAGGGGTGCAACCGGAAGTGCGTTTGAATCCGCTGCAAACATCACTGCAGAAGTCGATGGAGCTGTAAGCGGTGCGGGTGATATTCCAGGCAGATTAGTGTTCTCCACTACCGCCGACGGAGCGAGCAGCCCGACGGAAGCGGCAAGAATTACATCAGGGCAGCGATTTTTAGTTAATACTACAACAGTTAATCCGCACTCAAGTGGGACCTATGGAGTAGACATTTCTGCGGGTACTGGTGTGCTAGTTGGTGTAAATAATGTTCATGCGGCAATTTTTGCAAGGTGGAATGGCGATGGTGAATGTGTGCGTCTGATGCGTAACGCAACAACAGTTGGGACAATCTCGGTCACGACCACAGCTACGGCTTATAACACGTCTTCCGACTACCGCCTTAAAGAAAACGTTGTCCCACTGACTGGAGCAATAAATCGTCTCAATCAACTGCAGGTTCACCGCTTCAACTTCATTTCTGACCCAGACAAGACCGTTGACGGATTCCTTGCTCACGAAGCCCAAGCCATTGTTCCTGAGTGCGCCACTGGCACAAAGGATGAAGTGGATGCAGACGGCAATCCCGTCTACCAAGGCATCGACCAGTCCAAGCTGGTGCCATTGTTGACGGCTGCGCTGCAGGAGGCATTGGCTGAGATTGAAAGTCTCAAGGCTCGTGTCACCGCGCTAGAGCCATAAGTCCTACTCAAATCTGGGTCTGGCTCAGCTATCCCGCTGGGCTTGACACGGATGTAGTGTGGTGGGGCGACGCAGTGCGACCTGCTCGCCCCTGGCCACGATCCCCTGGAGACCATGACCCAACAAGATTACCGCTCCACCATCGTGTTTCACGAGTCTGGCTATGAGCCAGGCAGAGAAGTCATTCGCGTTGACGAAGAGGGCTTCCACTACAACGGACAGTTCATTGCTGATGCTGGTGAAGCGCATCGGCTGCTGGTCGAGTACCTGAAACGAAACACTCCAGAAGTCATTACCAACAACGTCACCATCCCGGCATAACGTCGCTAGGCACGTTAGTCATTCCCACTAACACTTATGGCACAACTATCCCCACAAGCGCAGGCGGTGCTGGATGCGTTTCTGGACAGCCCAGTCGATGCTGGCAATTACTATGCGACCCGAAGCCGGCAGATCGCTGCCTCCCTTCGTGCTACGGCGGAACAGATTGAAAACCTGTACTGCGACGACGATGTCGAAGACAGCCCCGGCATTGTTTTTGCCATGCGTCAGTTGATGCTCATTGCTGACGAGCTTGAAGCCTTCGCTCAGACGGATAACGTCGCCACCCCGGCATAACGTCGCTAGGCACGTTAGCCACCTTCACTAGACACCCGTCCTAAACTCCCACCATCACCCATCAACTCATGGCCGACACCCAATACACCTGGCGCATCACCAACATGGAGCGCGAGACAGCCGATGGGTACGTCTTCACAATCCATTACACCGTTACGGCAGAGGATGGCACCTACTCGGCTGGTGCCTACGGCAGCCTCGGACTGGAGCGCCCAGAAGGCAGCATGATCCCATACGCCGATCTGACTGAAGATCAAGTGGTCATGGAGTGGCTGCTACCCAAGTTCGGTGATGAGAAGGTCCAAGAGATCCATGCCGCCCTTCAGGCGCAACTTGACGAGCAGCACCATCCCAGCAAGGCCAGCGGGATGCCATGGCAGTAAGCGCTAACATGAGGCCATGATCGAGGTCATCGCTGCTGTTGCTGGGGCATCCATCAGCGTGGCTGCGATGGGGGCCATGGGCTTCAGCAAGCGCAATGACGAGGCTCGTGATGCAGTGATCCGGCTCACCGCTGCAGTGGAGCACATCGCCACGCAACTGGAGGTGCTCCATGGCGACATCCGCGCCGATCGTCAAGAAACCTTTAAGCGGCTGAATGGCGTCGAGCAGCGGGTGGCTACGCTGGAAGCACGCCCACACCGTTAATCATGGACGCGCAGACTGTCGCCGTCGTCGCCATCGTCATCGCTGCTGGTAGCGAGATCATCGCGCTGACACCTCTCAAGTCCAATAGCTGGGTGCAACTGCTGCTGCAGGCACTGAAATTGATGTTCCCTAAGCGCCGCTGATCGTGGCCAACACCGCGCCGATCACCCTCGAGTCGCTGTTTCGTTACTACAAGAACCTCCCGCATCAGGCTGCAGCGATTCAGCAGCTCGAGCAGGACCTTGCCGTCAACGGCTACGCGGCCGCGATGCGCCGCAATCGGTCGTGGTTCAACACCTGGAGCCAAGACGGCAAGCAAGTTGATCTGAGTGATGCGCTGAAGCTGATCCAGCAATTTGAGGGCTGTCATCTCGACGCTTACCCTGATCCGTTAAGCGGCGGCGAGCCGTGGACGATCGGCTGGGGCACGACCCGCTACAGCGACGGCCGGAAGGTCAAGAAAGGCGACAAGTTGAACCGGGTCGAGGCTGACATGCTGCTGCGGCAGGAGGTGGATCGGATCGCGGCCAAACTGCGTGAAACGGTGCCGCACTGGCGTGAAATGGGCGATCATCAGCAATGCGCGCTGGTCAGCTTTGCCTACAACCTGGGCGGCTGCTTCTACGGCTCAAGCGGGTTTGAGACGATCAGCCGCGAGTTGCGTGAGAAAGATTGGGATGCAGTGCCGGCGGCGATGCTGCTCTACCGCAACCCTGGCACCAACGTCGAAGCTGGGCTGAGGCGCCGCCGCGAAGCTGAAGGCAAGCTATGGGCAAAGGGACACCTGAAAGTGGTCGAGGTTGAGCGCCAGCCTGCCAAGCTAACGCCAGCCAGCTCGTTCGATTTGCGGATCACACCACACATCCGACTGGGGGAGTTCGCGCTTGACCAGGAAGCGCGCCGCTTCGAGCATCAGCACCAGATCGACACCGCAGCCGAGCTGGCAGCGTTCCTGGAGCGTGTGCGCACTGCGTTTGGAGGCAAGCCGATCGTCATCACCTCGGGCTACAGACCACCGGCAATTAACCGGCAGGTTGGCGGCGCCAGTGGATCAGAGCACCTTTACAACGCACCCAGCGTCGGAGCGGTGGACTTCTTCATCCATGGCGCTGACATCAAAAAAGTGCAGGCATGGGTGGATCGTGAGTGGCCCTACAGCGTCGGCTATGGCGCACCGAAGGGGTTTTGCCATCTAGGCATCCGCAAAGGCCGACCTAGGGTGCGCTGGGATTATTGAGCCGCGCGATCCTGATCGGCGCTTCGGCTGGATCGTCGAGCGGGATCATCCGATAGTCATCGACGCCATGGCGCTCTGCCCAGTGCTGCGCAGCGATGTGCGTCGGGAAGGGTCCGACGTGCCACGGGCCTAGGTCGAGGATGTAGGTCATGGGTGGCAGGTTAGGGCCGCTCAGGCGGCCCGGTCAGGGTCAAGCGGCCTGCAGTGCTTCCCAGGTCATGTCGGAGATCAGCTGATAGGTGCCGGGGCCGACAACGGCGTCGAGAGCTTTTTGGAGCGGGATGCCGGCTTCCACAAGGGTGGCAACCACCATCGAAATGGCTTCATCTTTAGTGCAGCCTGTCTCAGTCAAGGCAAGGTTGAGGGCTTTGGTGATCGCGGGGTGGCGGGTGGCGGTGGTCATCGGAGTGGGTGGCTGTCGATGAACTAACTATACACCGCGGGCAGTGTCCCGCAACTGACCGGGGTGGCCTGTTCATAATTCGTCACATTCCGGGCGATCCAGTCTCGCCCGTTACCGTTGGGGCAGCAGCGGCCAACCGATGCGGGCGTTCATCGTCGAGGTCAAGGCCACCGTTGTGGTGCGCTCAAACGCTGACCCCGAAGACCTACCCGCTGATGTCTACAGCCGCATAGCGGAACACGTTCACGACGACGACGACATCCTGAGCCTCGAGGTTCAGGCCATGCCCCTGCCGCCGGATCTCAGTGGACAAAGCGCACATTGATGGCACCAGGCTCATCACCCGACGCTCAGCGCGCGATCAGGTCCTACTCGCCTGGAACTACCGCTGTGCCTACTGCGGCGATGACCTCGGCCGCAGCCCGACGCTTGACCATGTGATCCCCAAGGTCCACGGCGGGCTCACTGTCCGCTCGAACATGGTCGCCTGTTGCCTCGGATGCAACAGCCGCAAAGGTCACAAGCCATGGATCGACTGGTATCGCGCGCAGCCGTTCTGGTCAGCGTTCAGCGAATGGGCCATTGCCCAGTGGCTAGGGCAGGATTTTGCTAAGCAGCAGGATGACCAGGGCACAGATCAGCCAGTACATGAAGGCTAGGTAGACCAGCGTCATCGGGCTAGCAGGTGGTCTAGGTAAAGCTCAGCCTGCCACAGGTCGCTCGAATAGCGGCACATGCCGTGCGCGCAGCTTCTGTAATACAGCTCGCCGCCGCCTTCAGGTTGCAACGTCTCGATCCAGCCGCCGTCGCGATCAGTACGGCTCAGCACCTGCGCTTCGCTCATGGCTGCTGATCCAGTCCTTCAGCTCGATCACATACTGCCGCAGCCGTTCAGCTTGCAGCAGATGCCAGCGGTCGCCTGTCTGGAAAAACAGACTATTGTGCCGATCGATCGCCAGCAACGCCTGGTGGATCAGCACACACCACGGCTCGCGCGTGGCTGTCACCCATTCGCGCGGCATGGTTGGAACATCTCGCATCGCGGCGCATAGCGGCCGCCGCTGCGTTTCGCTTCCGGCAGTTGCAGGTCACACCCCTGGATGCGCATGTCCCACTGCAGGCAGTCCCAACACATGCGCGGCGCATCAGCAGGCCGCAACTGCGTCACCGCCATCCGGTAGACCGACTGCGCCCGCTCGAGCGCCGTGGGCAAGTGAACGGTGCCTGTATCGGTCTTGATCTGCAGCTCAGGCTTTGGACCCAGCACGACATGAGCCTGCCAGTTGCGAGAGCTGCAGGTGCACACCAGCAGCAGGCGGCCGGCGTACAAGCTGATCATTCGCGTTCGCCGTAAGACGGCTGGTGATAGATGCGCTCGAGCTGCATCGACAGCGGCTCGTCATCATCTGGCATGTGCAGCAGATTCTGAGCGATCACCATGGCCAGCTCGTCATCCTCGAGTGCCGACCAAGAGATCAGGGTGGTATTAATCGGCTTGGCAATGACGAGCGACATCCGCGGGCTGCGGTGCAGAAGCCGCAACGCCCAGCGCTCGAGCCAGTTGAGGTGCGGCAGTTTCATGGCTCCATGGTGCCGATAAGACGGTCCAGATACCACCGGGCTTTCTTTAAGGATTCGGGATCCTTGTGCTGTTCGCGCCAGACGTACTTCAGAACGTTGCCCTTGCAGAAGCCCCTGAACTCTTCTCGCGTCAGCGCCGCCTGGATCGCGTCGATGCACTCGATCTCCCCATGGCGGTAGTGGTCGGGATGGTTGATCGGATCAGACATGCCCCAGCTCCATGGCGCGATCGCGCGTGAAGTCGTCAATGATCTGCACGCAAGCAGCCACGTTGTAAATAACGTCGCTGTCAGGCGATGGTCCTTTGCGTCGATAATGCTCGCCAGGTTTGAGCCGACCAGACTCGCGCCAGCGGCGCAACGTGCGCACAGAGATGCCTAACTCGCGAGCCGTCTGATGGCTCGACATCCAGCGGATCACAGCCATTTGCCCCTCAGCAAGAACTGCCGGCAGATGCGGATGCACTGCTGCGCGTGCTTGTCGGCCAGGTGACTTTCGGCTTCCCCGATCGCCAGCACGCAGGCAGCGTGAAGGTCTGCATAGTCGGTGTCTCGGAAGTTGGCGGCGATGTCGCGGCTGAACTCCTGCCAAAGGCCCGTGTAGGTGCCGCAGGTTCGACCGCTCGCGTGATAGAGCGCTTCAAGCATGTCTGAGCGTTGCTGTTCGAGTTGGCTGCTGATCAGCATGGGTCGAGGGCTTGGCGGATCCTGAGCAGTTCAGCGCAGATCGCGCTGACATGCGGCACGGTAGGACCGTTCCGCAGCTTATCCACCCTTGCTGTTAGCAGCAGCTGCAACCGCCGGCGTTCTTCGAGCTGTCCGGCGTTGAACATGCTCGAGTCGCTGATCAGCGCTTCGAGCTTGGCGCGGATGTGGTCGGTCATCGCAGGCTCGGGTTCCGCTCTGCAGCGGTCAGTGATGGATGGTCATCGTCATCGTCTTCCCACTCAGGCTGCAGCAGCACGCTTAGCACCTGCTGACCCGGATAAAGCTCCATCGCGCTCAGCGCAGCGGTGGCGGCGTTGGGGGCTAGCAGCTCAACCTGATCGATCGTCAAGGTGACGCAATAGCAGTTCAAGGCAGCACCTCCACGGCCGCGTTCGGCCAGCGGTTCTGTGCATAGCGCAGCGCGTGGCGTTTGGTCTCGGCCTGCATGATCCAGATCATCGGTTGCGTGTGCGCCTTGCGCACCAGCACGCGGTACTCGCGTGTCTGCGCACCATGCCGCGGGCGGCTGATGCCTTCGCCGTGTTTGCTGTCGTCCGGTTCTTCATGCCATGCCCACGGGAGCATGGCGCCAATGGTGTCAGCCATGAATTGCAGGGTCGGTGACGGTTTCAGGATTCAGCCATTCGATTTCAGACCACCACGGCATCCAGCCGGACTGCTGCGCGATGTGTTTGGCTTCGGTCAGGCTGTGCGCCGTGATCGCCTCGATGACATTGGCGCTGCGGATCTGGAAGTAGAAGCGGCGGGGGGTCATGGCTTCAGGTTCGGATGGCAGGCAGGGTGCTGGTAATGCGTTTGCATTACCTGATCACGGCCGACGCTGATGCCGACGGCGTACATCATGAACAGCAGCGTTAGGGCTGCAAAACGGTTGATCCAAGGGTTGGTGATCATCATGCGAGCGCCCGGCGGACGCGGTAGCGGGTGAGGTTGAGGCGGTCTGCGATCTGTCGCTGGCTGAGACCAGCGCGACGCAGGACGAGAACACGGCGATCGGTGGAAGCGGTCAGCCAGTCGATCAGAGCGACCAGCACCAGCAGCGGCAGGAGCAACTTCCAGATCACCAGAGCAGTGGCGGTGAGCATGGCGTGGTGTGGGTGGGTGTCGGCCTCGTCGGCCGTGCGCACAGTATCGGACACCACCGGCAGTGTGCGCTAGGGGCTTGTCACAGTTCTTCATCCGGCGCATCAGCCAGCCCGCCGGGCGTCACCTCAGCAGCCAGCTCGACCGGCACACGCAGCACCGGCTTCCGCATGTGCTCATTGCTCCAGCCAACCGCATAGCGGCTCACCTGCAGCTCGACCGTGAACCACACGTGCTTGCACTGGCGGCACTGCCGCTTCCGCACCGTCTGGTTCTCATAGACGTTGTTCGTGATCACCGCATAGAAGCGGCCGGCGCCGCATTGTGGGCATTTCATGGGCAACATGGGACAACTGCCCCAGATCGATGGACTTCGGGAAATGGATGCAGGTAGAGATCCCACCTGAGCGGCTGTTCAAACTTGAAAGCAACTGCCGCGGCCTGGCCGAACATGGCAACGTTGGCCAGCTGGCCGCGCAACTGCTACGGCAGAACTACCGCCAGCAGGAAATGCTCCAGGCCGCAGTCCATGAGATCGCGCGCCTGGAGCTGATGATCCTGAATCAGAACACGTCGGCCTGAATCACCACGCCGCTAGTGGCCTGAGCGAGGCTCGCAGCGGCAGCAGGTACCGACGTGGCCGCAGCCTCCTCGATCGCCTTCTGGGTCTTGTAGTCCGGCTCGATCGCCATCGACACATAAGCGTCACCGCCGCTGGCCGGCTCCTTCCGCCAGCCGCTGATCCGCATCGGGATGTTGCCCCGATCGTTTGGCGTGGCGTTCATCAGGTAATTCGCCATCGCGTACGCTTGATCAGCAGGGACGCTGATCACACCGTCATACATCGGGTAATTCTTGGACGGATCGAAGCGATCGCCTAGGCGATTGCGCAGTTTCTCTTCAGTGTTCCTGAACAATGCGCCGTTTGCTTTGAAGCTCATGATTGGTCGTGAGTGATGGTGTTGGCCTTTTCGTATTGCTCCACCTCGGCCAGGGGATAGAGCACGAATCCGGGAGTCTTGAAGTACGGCGGACCTTTGCCCGCCTTGCGCCAGCGCATCAACGTGTCTGGGTGCAGCCCCCAACGCTCAGCCAGTTGGGTGGCGGTCAGATAGTCAGAACAGCTCATCGCTGACCACCTCCACCGGTTCAGGTTCAGGCTCGATGGCAATCTGCGCGTTCAGTTCATCGATGCTCGTCTTGGGCAGCTCAGGTTCAGCGGTACGCACCTTGACTGGTTCGATGTCCACAACCTCTTCCTGGCTCTGCATCCCCAGCAGCATGTCGCTGGCGTACAGCCTGCCCCAGAACGCCGCCGCCCGGTAACGAATCATCAGCTCAGGCATGGTCTGCCATTTGCTGCCCGACTTCGTCGCCCATCCTTCTTTCTTGGCCATCGCCATCGTGATGGTCGGCCCCTTCAGCTCCTGCCCACTGGCAAGGTCGCTGGCGATCGCATAACAGGCCAGGCTGTCGCCTTCGCCGCTGATCTCGAACCGCAGCGGGCTGAACCGGCCGCAGCCGTTGACCATCGCGATGATGAAGCTGCTGGACCAGCTCGGCCGGCCGTGGATCACATGCAGGTGCTGCATCGCCAAAAACGGGCTGATGCCCATCCGGTTGGCGATCTCAAGCGCGACCAGGCAGTTAGCAAAACCCTGCTGTCCTTGGAACTGCGGCGGGATAAGGGTGCTGCTGGCCAGTGCCTTGGCGATGCGCTGGGCGTCCTCGAACGCCTGAATCCCCGAAAAGACGGAGCCGGCCGGCTGAGTGGTGGTGAGTGCTGTGGATTCCATTAATAGGTCTCGATTTCAGGTGGGTTGGGGAGTGAGCCATCAGCCCGCGGCCGCATCCATGCGGGCAGGCTGAGCGGCTCGATCTGATCGCTGTAACTCGGCCACACATCAGCGGCCTTGCAGGTGGCATACACCTCAAGGTCGCGCGCAGCCGTCTCCGCGCCGATCTGGATCATCTCCGCATCGGCGGCGTAGACACCCACGGCGAACGGCGGTTTTTTTTCGACACAGATGAAGATGAACTGATCCGGCCGGTGGCCGGTCGCGGCTTCGATGCCATTCAGATACCACGCCGCTTGGACGTGATACCGATAGTTCGCCACACTGCGCTGAAAGCCACGCGGGCTGGCGTCCTCGGTGGTCTTCAGGTCAACGATCAGGTTGCCGTCATTGGTCAGCCAATCCGGCCTGCACTTGCAGTCCACGCCTGTCGTGGCATCGGTCCACATGTGCGTGGTCTCGGCCTTGCCCTGCCAATGGAGCAGCATCGCCGCGGCCGGATGGCGCCAGATGCTGCGGCCCATTTGCATGACCACTTCGGCGTCTTCAGCGGTGATGACAGTTTTACGTTTTGCATCAGCTTGAAACGCCGCCCATTGCTCCCGCCCCTCTTTGGTACGCCGGTTGATGTCTGAGGGGGCCACTGCAATCTGTTTGTCCCATTGATCCAGCTCTAAAACGTGAGTGTGAAGCGCAGTCCCAAGCCGCATCGCCGGGGTCGATTCAGGCATGACCCGGTCTGGGTCCAGGTAGCGAGCCCAGTAGTGGAGCGGGCTTTTGGCGATTTGATCAAGGCCAGACTTGCTGACCGCCCAATGCTTGTGATAGTCCGCGTTTTGCATGGTCCCTTGCGAGTTGCCTCCAAATGCTAGCACTTGCGGCCAAATGCTGCTAGGTTCGGCTGGCCACGGCAAAACCCATGCGCCACTACCTCGAGCAATCGGTTTACGACGCCGCCATTGAGCGGCTGAACTTCATCTTTCAGCATTTCACCCGTGTATACGTCTCCTTCTCCGGTGGCAAGGACAGCGGTGTTCTCCTCAATCTTGTTTGCGACTACATCCGAGAACGAAAGCTGCCCATGAAAATTGGCGTCCAGATCATGGACAACGAAGCCAACTACACCCACAGCGAGGAGTTCATGCACCGCATCCTCCAAGCCAATCGGGACATCCTTGACATCTATTGGTGTTGCTTGCCCATCACGCTGCCCTGCACCGTCTCGTCTTACGAAATTGATTGGCAATGCTGGGGCGAGCAAGACCGGCATCGTTGGATCCGACCCATGCCGCAGCAGGATTACATCGTCAATCTGCAGAATCACCCTTTTGGCGACCTGTTCATTGAAAACATGGATTACGCCACCTTCTGGGACATGTTTGCAGAGTGGTACAGCCAAGGGCAGCCATGCGCCAACTTGATCGGCATCCGCACGGTTGAATCTCTCAATCGATTTCGTGCCATCCTGAATCAAGACAAGGAAACCATGCTCGGCCGGATGTGGACAAAAAAGAACACCGACCACACTTACAACTGCTACCCAATCTACGATTGGCGCACAGAGGACATCTGGACCGCCAACGCAAAGTTTGGTTGGGATTACAACAAGTTGTATGACGTGTTCTACATGGCAGGCATTCCGATTAAAAAGATGCGCGTGGCATCGCCCTTCATGTCGGAATCCAAATCAAGTCTTGCTATGTATCGAGTGATTGACCCGCAAGTGTGGGCCAGGCTTTGCGCCAGGGTTGGCGGGGCTAACTTTATGGCAACCTATGGCAAACAACTTGATTACAAATCATTCAAGCTGCCGGCCGGCCATACCTGGAAGTCATTTGTAAAGTTTCTGCTGGCCACCTTGCCCAATCAATCCAGCGCAAATTTTAAACAGCGCTTCATTCAGTCAATCCGTTACTGGGGGCGAGTGGGGCGCGGTTTGCCAGAATCCATTATTGATGCCCTTGACCGAATTGGCATTCGCTTTTACATCAATGGCACCACGCGACACGGCGGCAACAACTTACGCCGTGTTGTGATCAAGGTTCCGCCTGATCACCTCGATGATCTGCCGTGCCACAACAGCATGGTCACATCATGGAAGCGCTTTGCCATCACGGTTTTGAAAAACGATCACACCTGCAAATACCTTGGGCTGGCGCCAACGCAAGAACAGCAGCGCCGTCAAAAATCAATTCAACGCAAGTACAGTCAAGTCCTCAACCGCTCTGTCAAATGAAAATCCTAAACGCTTCGCAACTGCCAACCGAACGCATCGTTAACTGCCCGAAAGGTGGATTCACTAGCCATCGTTTGCTAACGGAAGACGACGGTATGGGATACAGCATGACTAAAACCATTGTGCATCCTGGCAAACCGCACCGCTGGCACTATCAGCATCATTTAGAAACCTGTTATTGCGTCAGCGGCAAAGGCCTGCTGATTAACGAAACAACACAAGAAATCCACGCCATTGGGCCAGATGTGACTTACGTCTTGGACAAACACGACCCGCACACATTTGAAGCATTAGAGCCCACCACACTGATCTGTGTATTCAACCCACCCCTCAAAGGCGATGAGCTACACGACGAGAACGACTCTTACCCTTGGCGATCCCCGGTCTACTCCGTACGCAGTATTCCTATCGAGAAAGTTACCGCCAATGATTACAACCCCAACTCTGTTGCGCCGCCTGAAATGGCGCTACTCGAAACATCCATCTGGGAAGATGGTTACACGCAACCTGTCGTTGTCGTGCATGATGCCGAGCGTGACCTTTATGTGGTCGTTGACGGTTTTCACCGCTATTTGACCTTAAAGAACAGTCAACGCATCCGCGAACGCGAAGAAGGTCGATTGCCCGTGGTGGTTCTTCGCAAGGAGTTGCACGACAGAATGGCGTCCACCATTCGCCATAACCGCGCCCGTGGTTCGCACAACATTGAGCTAATGAGCGTGATTGTTGCTGAGCTGATTGAGATGGGCAAAGGCGACGCCTGGATCTGCAAGCACATCGGCATGAGCCCTGATGAGCTATTGCGCCTTAAGCAGGTCACCGGCCTAGCCTCGCTATTCCTTGGCAAAGATTTCAGCAAGGCATGGGACGTAGATCAGATTGACAACATTACAAAGGATCTTGAACGTGAAGCTCAAGAGGATCTGGTTGCCCATTGACACCTGGGAAGAAATGCATTTCAACATGTGGGGCGATGTGCCAAACCGGCGCATTGCCCTGCAACGTGCAGTGATCTTCACCGGCAATCACCGTCTTTATGGCCGCTACATGCAACGGGTCACGATCGAGTGGCCCAACAGTTGCATCAATGCACTAACCGACTACAACCTCAACCGCAAGGCATGGATTGGCCACGCTGCCTGCGCTCTTGCCTTGCGATGCCCTGAGGACATTACCCGACAAGCATGGGGACTTTTAACAGATGAGCAACGGACATTGGCGAACGGACAAGCGGATCGAGCCATTCACGCCTGGGAAATGCGCTACCGCCAGAGTCTTGGAATACGAAGCGGTGTGGAAAACTCGCTGCTATTCAAGCGGCATTCCTGACGAGGTGCCGGCCAAGGTCGCAGCATCAGGCCGAGCGCCATCCTGGCGGGCGGTTGCAATTGCGCTATTGCAAAACGATTTGCACCTGTATCAATTGGGCTATGCACGACCTGCATACGATCAACAGCGTCGAGCCCTGACCATGGCGCAAATTGCAATGCACGGATCACCGGCTGATGGCACGCAATTGGAGCTGCCACTATGACCGAGCTTCGCCCCTATCAACACCGCGCGATCGACGATCTGCGCAATGCCTACCGCTCAGGGGCGCGTGGGCCGCTGCTGGTCGCCCCCACCGGAGCAGGCAAGACAGTGATTCTCGCAGCCATCACCGCCAGCGCCACAGCCCGCGGCCGTCGGGTGCTCATCCTTGTGCATCGGCGTGAGCTGATCCATCAGGCCAGCAGCAAACTCACAGCCGCCGGCGTCCAGCACGGCATCATTGCGGCTGGCGTGCAGCCATCGCAGCATCCAGTGCAGGTCGCATCCGTTCAGACGCTCGTCCGCCGGCTAGCCACAATCGACTGGGAGCCGTGCCTGATCATCATCGATGAGGCACACCACGCCGCAGCTGGTTCGTGGTCGCGCATCCTCAACCACTGGCCTGATGCGCTGCGCCTGGGCGTCACCGCCACACCATGCCGCCTTGATGGCCGTGGCCTTGGCGACACCTTCGATTCACTGATCGAAGGGCCATCAGTGCAGACGCTCACATCTGCCGGCTACCTATCCTCCGCGCGGATCTTTGCGCCGCCCGTCGTGGCCGATCTGTCGCAGCTGCGCCGCCGGGCTGGTGACTACGCCAACGACCAGGCCGCGGCCGCCATGACCCGGCCAACAGTAACCGGCGACGCGATCAGCCACTACCAACGTCTCGCGGGGGCACAGCAGGCGATCGCGTTCTGCTGCAATGTTGCTCACGCCGTCTCAGTTCGAGACGCATTTGAGACGGCAGGGATCAGCGCAGCCTTGCTGCTAGGCGGGACAGCCGATCGAGATGCCGTGGTCGCGGCGTTTGCAGCTGGCACCATCCGCGTGCTGGTGACGGTTGACGTGGTCTCAGAAGGCTTCGACATTCCCGCCGCCAGTGTTGCCATCCTGCTCAGGCCCACCCAGTCGCTCGGCCTATACCTGCAGCAGGTCGGCCGAGTGCTGCGGCCCGCACCAGGCAAGGACGCCGCGCTGATCCTCGATCACGTCGGCAACGTCACCCGGCACGGCTTCCCTGATGACATCCGCCAGTGGTCGCTCGAGCATGGCGCCAAGCGCGCAAGCGGCAACCAGCCAGCGCCATCAGTGCGCACCTGCCCGGCCTGCTTCGCGGCATTTAGGCCGGCGCCGCAGTGCCCTGTGTGCGGAGCGGACTGCGCGCCGGAACCCAGGCAAGGCATAGTTCAGATTGATGGGGAATTGCAGGAGTTAAAACGTGATGCAAATGGCGCAACTTTAAGAACGGGCGATCGTGTTCGTGTTGCTGCTTATCCGGGTCAATACTTTTTTTACAATGGACCAGTAATGGGAAGCCCGGAATTAGTGCAAGTATGCAAAAAACGGTCAGATTGCACGCTTGCGAATGGAGCATTCACTAGGGAGGAAATCAATGTTTTGCGAAATTGCGCAAACGATTCTTTGCGCGTTTTTAATGTGTTTCGGGCTATGGTCCAGCGGAGTGGCGGTACTGCGGGTTTAGATGCAGCCAATCGCCAAGCGCAAGGCACGGCCCGCACCCTGCCAGAACTCCTCGCCCTAGCAAAAGAACGCGGTTACAGTCCCGGTTGGGCGTATCGGATCCATCAAGCGCGTGGCCAACGCCGAAACCACCCTTCAGCAGCAGATTCGACTCGCGGTCGGCACACGCCCTGACGCCAGACTTTTTCGGAACCAATGCGGGGCTTTGCCCGACCCCCGCACCGGCCGGCTTGTCACATTCGGACTGGCCCGCGGATCCGCTGACCTGATCGGCTGGCGCACGGTGGTGGTGACGCCCGACATGGTCGGCCAACGGCTGGCGGTGTTCACCTCCATCGAGGTCAAGACACCCACCGGCCGGCTCCGGCCAGAGCAGCAGGCTTGGCTTGGCGTAGTGCGCGGCGCTGGTGGTGTCGCAGGCGTGGCGCGTTCTGTTTCAGATGCTGAAGATCTACTCTCCAACCTGCCAACCTCCTAGCTAAACTTCGGGACCCCACAGGTCAGCATGGACCCGGTCAGCCTCGCCGCTCAGCTAGAGCGGCTCCCATCCGCGTGGGCGCTTGTAGCCGTCGGCAACGACAAGCGTCCCTATCAACCCGAATGGCAGAAGAACCCCATCTCCCGCGATCAACTCGCCGCTGAGATCACAGCTGGCCGGGCAGTTGCAATCGGCGTCCTGGCAGGTCCACAGTCCGGCGGCCTCCTGTTCGTCGATCACGATGGCCTCGGCGCGTCCGAAGTCCTCGAGCAGATTGGCGCACCCCTGCGTGATCTCCCCAAGTCTTGGGCGGTAACCTCCGGCCGCGATGGTCGGCTACAGATCATCTATCAGGTCCCCGAACCGTTCTGGGCGACCATCAAGACCACCAAGCTGCGCAGCTCCATAAAAGGCGAACAGCTCGAACTCCGCTGGTCAGGCTGTCAGTCTGTCGTGGCTGGCGCTCACCCCATAACCGGCTCCTACCGCTGGCTCAAAGATCGATCACCCGATGATCTGCCCATCGCAGAAGCGCCATCAGTGCTGCTGCAGCAGATGCAGCGCAAGCAGCCGGACCCAGCCCCGCTGATCCGTATCCCAGAACCTGACGCTCAGCGCGCCCGCGATTTCCTCCAACGCATCCCAGCAGCAGATGCCGACGATTACGACACCTGGGTCAAGGTCGGCATGGCGCTACACAGCGTTGGTGATGACAGCCTCCTGCAGGACTGGATCAGATGGTCTGCCAGCTCAGGCAAGTTCGAGCCCGGCATCTGCGAAGCCAAGTGGCGCACCTTTAAAGCCGACACAGGCGGCGTCAGCCTTGGCACTCTCGCTCACATGGCCGGCCATGAAAAAAGCCGCCCAGTCGCACCGACCAAACGGCTAAAGGCTGCATCCCACCCACAGGAGCATGACGCCAGCAAGCCTACAGCGGCAGACGGCAAGCTCCTGAAGCTCGAATCCAACGAGCTACTCGAGCTGCTGCGTCAGCAACTCGGCGCCGCACTCCGCTGGAACCTGTTCACTTCAGCCATCGAACTCGATCAGAAACCCCTCGAGCACATCGATCACTTCTATCTGCAGCTCGCCCAGCAAGGCGTCAAGGTCTCCAAAGAACTGGCAGCCGATGCGATCCACGTCGTCGCGCTTGAAAATCCCTATGACCCCGTTCGCGAATACCTCGAGCACGTTGCCGATCACGTTCCCGCCACATCAATCGACAACCTCGCCACCGCTTACCTGCGCCCCAAGGACGACCCTGGCAGTCTTTATGACGCCATGATCAAAGCCACATTGATCGCGGCCGTCCGCCGCATTTTTGAACCCGGCTGCAAGCATGACTCGGCCTGTGTGCTTATGGGTCCACAAGGCTGTGGCAAATCCACCTTCTGGCGCAACCTCGGCGGCCTCTGGTTCAGCGATGCCCTGCGCGACATCGGATCAAAGGATGACCTGATGGTCCTGCACCGCTCCTGGATCATGGAGTGGGCAGAGCTGGATCAGATCACCGGGCGCAAGCACGCCGGGCAGATCAAGGCGTTTCTCACACAGCAGACCGACATGTTCCGCGCGCCATACCAACGCGCCACGGAGTCATTTCCCCGCCGCTCGATCATCGTCGGCTCCACCAACCGGGACACCGGCTTCCTGGTCGATGACACCGGAAACCGCCGCTTCTGGGTCGTCCCCGTCACCGCCGCACCGCACATCCCCGTCGATGGCCTGCTGCTTGAGCGCGATGCCATCTGGTCCGCAGCCGTCGCCGCCTACCGCAACGGCGAGCCGAACCACCTCAGTCGCGAGCACGCCCAGCAGGTGGACTCCGAGAACGAATCCTACCTAATCGACAGCCCATGGAAGGCGGCCATCCAAGAGTGGCTGGCCAATCGCAGAAGCCTTGAACCGATCACCAGCGAGGCCATCCTGACCCAAGCGATCAACAAGCCGGTCGAGCGCCAGGGGCGCGCCGACCAGATGCAGGTGGCCGGAATCCTGCGTGAACTGGGTTACGAAAAGAAGCGCGCATGGTTGGGAGGTAGGAACAAATGGGTGTTTGTCCAACCTCCAGAATGAGGTTGGAGAGTCCAAACCCCTTCCCCTGCAGTCCTTTTACTAACCTTACTAACCTACTAACCTAGGTAATAAACCCTAAAGAGGGAGGAAGGGTACAGAAAAAAGGAGCTATAAGGCGAAGGTAGGCGAGGTTGGCAGGTTGGTAGGAACCTGGATGGCCCTCCGGCCTACCCTTGGCCCATGGCCGCCACCCTTGCGATCAACCTCACCAGCGACCTGGGCAGGGTCGAGGCGTGGTCTGCTGCGTTGCTGAAGCAATTGCCGTTTGCCACTAGCAAGGCGCTAAACGACACCGCCTTCGATGCCCGCACCTCCCTGTCGGGTGCCACGCGCCAATACTTCGACCGGCCCACGTCCTTCACTCAGAAGGGCTTCGGCGTTGAACGCAGCAGCAAACGCAACCTGGAAGTCATCGTCGGCACCGAGGCCAAACGCGCGCGTTACCTGCGTACACAGATCACAGGCGGCCCGCGCAGTCAGAAAGGCTTCGAGCGGTTGTTCCTGTCGCAGATCACGGTGACAGCGCAGATCCCACGCGATAGCCAGTTCGTCCCTACGTCCCTGGTCAAGCTCAACGCATCTGGAAACGTATCCCTCGCCACGCTCAGGCGGATCAAGCAAGGGCTCAGCACGACCAACGCCCGCGGTGGATTCTTTGTCGGCACGCCTAAGGGTGGCGACCGGCCGCCTGGTATCTACCGCCGCAGCCGGGGGCAGCTGTTCCCGTACTTCATCGCCATCGATCAGGCCGCGCAGTACAGGCCGCGCTTCCCGATGCTGGACGTAGTGGGCAAGGTCTACCAACGCCGCTATGGCACCTACCTACGGTCTGCCCTAGAGCGCGCGATCGCTACAGCGCGCTGAGCGGGGCCTAGAAGGGCCTGCAAGGCCGATTGATTGCGTGCGGCATGTGCAGGGTCATTTACCCCCTCCCCCGCATTGCGGGTCCTTCCGGAAACGTTTCCAGATGCGTTGAGCTTGACCAGGGACGTAGGGACGAACTGGCTATCGCGTGGGATC